TGAAAAATCCATCTAAAATCAAAATCCCAATCGCGATCACCCCTCCCAAAAATAACAGCGACGAAATGTATAATTTGCACACACACAATGCTGGTGCATATCGGGCGCAGGCGATTAATTGCCGCACCGCTCATGCGTTTTCGGCGGCTGACGGATTCGCCGACATGACGCGTAGCGAGGTCAAAAAAGCTGAGGCATATCGGTCGCAACCAAAATAAAAACCATTTAACCGGCAATTCAACAAAACAAAACAAAACAAATCAAAAATATGACCGCATGGAAAATCACAGGAAATGAAGCAATCAGAATCGCAGAGCGTGATGGTGTCACGCTCCACAAATACGCCAACCTCATCTATTGTGTGGTCAAGCCCACCGGCTGGACAATCGCGGGTGAGCAGCCCGCAAATTTCGCTGATATTATTGAGGGTTACAATGTCGAAAATTATTTTCGTGGCTCGCTCGATGGTGCGGACCGGAGCGGTGGGAAGTATCTCGGGCCTGATGAGGCTGGTGTGGAGCCGACTTGGTCGGATACCACCATCGAGGCGCTGCAATGAGATTAATGCTCCAGATAGGTAAGTGGATGCTGACGCATCGCGGGTTATTCCGGCTGCGTCAGCATCGGTCAAAAAATGGAAAATATAAGTGGGAGTCGTGGGATAAAATCGTATAAAATGAATCAACTCTCCACATCCGACCGCTGCCGAGCAAGAAATCTATTGCATAGTTTTGGGGAAATTGCGATAAGTCCGGATTCATCCGAAACACAATTAACAAAATAAAAATATGAAAAAGTTCCTCTACCAATGCCCGACCAAACCAAAATTGATTGGCTGGTTTCCAGACATGAACAGGTTCAGACAACACTTCTCCACCAAGCTCCAACCGAATGATGTTATTATTCGTGTGGCCCATGTTGGGTTTGAACCGCCAAAAGGCTGGCATAAGCCGAATGGTCATCTTGCTCATAATCCCATCGAAATGTTGCCGACGCTCCCGAGCAAGAAATCTATTGCATAGTTTTGGGGAAATTGGCATATCCAAATTACAAGGCGACTATCCCCTGACGGCAAGTAGCCGAAAATAATTGATAATAATGTATTGACATAAATAAAGGATCTGATAAATTGATCTCGTAATAAGAAATTACAACCGACCCGCCGGATGCGGGAAGTGAAAATAACACAGACAAAATTATGACAACGACTGAAAATCTGGTGGCAATAACAGGCAACACTTACCCCGTCAAAGAGCAACTCAAATCCCTTGGCGCACGGTGGAATGGCGATGCGAAAGCATGGATGGTGACACCGGCGAAAGCCGATGAGGCGCGCAAAATCGTAGCTGGCGCGGGCGCAAAAAAAGCATATTCGGGCGGCGCGAGATACGGCAGCTACGCGACAATCGGCCAGCGGCAAAATGTGCGGATGGCACGGACAGGATGGACTGGCTGCTCCTGCGGCAGCATTGATGGGCATCCTCGCTCCAGTGATTGCGCCTCTTGCCAGAATGATTATTGAGCGACGAAAATTCAAAATCTCAAAAATATGAAAAATAAAATTGATGTCTTTGTCCCGCCGGGCGTGCAAATGAAATTGTCCGCCCGTCTTGGAACCATACCGCGCCAAGCGACGCCCGGTGTTGCCGCCAAAATCGCACAGATTTGGCTCGTGCGAAATAATTGCCCCGAAAACGAAATCGAAAGTCTTGATGCGCAAATGGAAAAAATCATGGTTGCATCCGTGATGGCGGAGCGGGTGCGAAAGCCCCGTGTGATTTGGGAAAATCACAATCTCCACGGGACGGGCAGCAAGCGATGCAAGGTGTTTGTTTTGCCGATCAAGTCCCGGCGTGATTATTGGGCGAACGTGACTAACATTCGCTGCCCGGCGTGCGGAGACGGAATTATCCGCTGGCATGAGGCCGGGTATGTGCCAGGCTATCGCATCTGTGACGGTTGCGGTCGCACATTTTTTGCGCGCAGAACCGCAGAGCGTGCTGCTCCAGCACTCATCCTTGACCGCTGAATAATATGAGCCATAAATGCGAACACGGTAAGGACTCGGACGTGTGCGTCCGATGTCATGAAGAATCTCACGACCGGCCCCGTGGCGCTCAAAACGCCGACCTAGGACGCGGGGCTGGTCGTCCACCGATAGCGGGGGAATCAGCGACGGGACAAATCCAGTTGCGCGTGACGATGGCACGAAAAAATGCCTACGTCCGCGCCGCCAAACCGCGCAAATTAACCGCTTGGATTTTTGAAAAACTCGACAAGGCTTCTGGTTATGAGCAAATATAATTTCAAGAGTTTCGATGCGCCATTTCCCGATGACGCGGCTTGCTTGCCTACGTCAATGAGTTCGCTTTCCGTTACAACCGCCGCTTTGAGAACTGCGACTTAACTTTGTCTTTTGCCATGTCATGTTTTTATCACATTCCAAATTCGACGGCTACTTGCCGTCAGGGGATAGTCGCCAATTACAAATACACTATGAAAACTCGAAGTATAGTTGGACAACAATATAGACTCAAATCAGGTTTGCTCTACGCTGGTTGGCTTCGTGGTTCTTTCGCTCTTGTCGGACCTGATGATGCACCCTCGAAAATTGCAATGCTGAAACTCATCATGGGAGTAAATCTGGAAAAGGAAAATTTGTGATTGCCAATCTCATTAAACCGCGCATCGAACAAATCAGCATTGATGCCGGTAAACAACTCGATCCAGCGGATTATTTGATCCAGGAGAAAAGCGATGGCCAGCACCGTTTTCTGATGTTCGGCGGGGAAATCTACAACGCCGAGCTGATGGCTTCGGGGGAATACGTGATTAATGACGTTGTTCACATCTGCCATGAGGATGTCACGATGTGGTCCGGGCACGAACGTTGGGAGTGGTTATTTCGAAAATCTGCATCTTTCGCACCAGGATGGCGGCTCTGCCAACGGGTGACATTTTTTGGGGAAATCCAAGATCACATCTCTGCCGGCTGGGAGGGTGCTGTTGCCAAGCCGATGGCGGGGAATTTTGGGGAAGGCTGGATCAAGATCAAGCGCGTAGAGAATTTCATTTGCCGCGTGTCTGGCCTAAATCCATCCAAGTCCAGCGTCTCAATCGTCGATGCTACCACTGGCCAGGCGCGGGGAAACCTTGCTCTGCGCCTCCGGTTTGACCGTGTACGCGTCGGGAGTCTGCTTAAGGTAGTTACCATGCAAGAGCACAAAAGCGGGCTGTTGCGCGAAGCTCGGCTCGACAATGATACTCCCAATAGCTGGCTTGTGAGATTCTGATTACAATTTGCCACCCATTGGCAGTCGGTTGCAAACGGCAAATGGGACGACTTTTAAAGATTGGTCGATAATAAATCTTGCGCGGGGATTGCGCAGCCATCCGGCCATAGTCTCAACATCCGTCCATTGTCAGCGATCGAGCGCACGATACCAGCTAACCGCGTCGTGCCGGGGAACTGGTGCAAGATCGCTGGCGATGGAGGATTGTCGGGCGGGGGAAACTAAATCCCCTTGTGCGTTGGATAAGGCGCACAAGGGGGTGGCGGGGAACTATGAATAAACCAGAACTTCAGGAATGATCCGGAGTCAAAGCCGACATCTGGCTCTGAAGAGGGAAAATTACAATCCCAATGTGCCGCAAGATAACATGCGTATCGCAGAATATTTCTCCGCCAATGTCGAGCCATCGCTGACAGAAAAACCAATCTTCGGACAAATAACGTCCTTCATCTTCCGGTTTCGTCCGGTAGACGCCCATCGACCAATAGTCGTGAGCAATTTCGCGATCACCGTAATCCTCCCTAAATGCGATCTGGGGAAACTTGGTTTGCATCTGCTCAAAGACAGTCCGCGCAATGCAAAGGAAGCCTGTACCGGCAAACCTGACTTGCTGCAAGCCGTCTGGACGCGCATGGGGAAGATCCGGCATCGTGTTTACCACCCATTCAAGACTTCCTTCCTGCTTTTTTGGGTAAAATCCCCCGATGATCGGTAAATCATGCAACAATAATTTTTCAATCTGAGCGGGGGAAAAGATCAAATCACAGTCGATAAACAGGATATGCGTGCAATCTGATTTGAGGAATGCTTGCGTCAATCGGTTGCGAGTCCTGGCTATGCCATCTCCCTGGCAGAAGCTCACCTCAAGCTCACATGGTCGTTCTTTCTGCAAAGCTAAAAGGCATTGCATAAATTGCACGTCGAGCTTCTGGTATACCGGTAACGCAACGAATAGCTTGATGCCTTTCAGTCGTGGATTCATTTTGGGGTTTCTGATTATTGATACTGGGGATGACACATTTACGCCATCCGCACGAGTACCTGATACCATCATTTCATCCGGCAAATCTGTTTGGTTCATTCGTGAATCCGCGAAAGTCAAAAAAAGAGCCGAAGGTTTTTAGTCTTCGGCTGGTGACATTAAACCGGGGAAACGGTTAGAACAACAGCTTGATCGTCAAATTGGTATCGCTCACGTTGCCAGTGCCGGTCGTTACAGCCTGGGCACGAATGTACCGGTATACGCTCGGATCAAGATTGATATTCGTGGTCGATGCGACATTGACGTTAGCCGACACGATACCAATCGCAATCGGGGCAGCCACCCAGTTCGTGCCGTCCAACGACATTTGCATGGCGATGTTCGCTTGCACGTTCGGCCCATTGGTCACGCTGGCGGGGATACTCAATTGAACGGTAAACTCGCCGGACGTGGGGAACGGCACCGTATTGACCGTGCCCATGTCGATCGCGTTGGTGTTAACCGTGCCAGCCGAGGCGGGAAGCGCAACGGTCTGCGTCAGTGACCCGTCTTGGATTGCCTGCGTGGGATATTGTTTGAGTGTGGATGCCATAAATTTTGATGGTTATTCGGATTCTTCTTCAACGGGTTTCGCCGTTTTCGGCTGTTCGCTTAACTCTTTGGTGAATGAACCAAATTCGGGGGACGGTGTTAACTCGGCCCCCGTCACAAACGGTTTCGCTTCGCCGGGGATTGTCAGGTTAAACAGTCCTTCCTTGCCTTCCGTCACGATCACCTTGATCGCCGGAACATGCGGCAAATGATAAAAGCCTTGGCGAGCTTGTGTGGGTACGGTTGCCATATTCGTTAGCTGATTACAGCTTCGGTGTTGCTGATCGAATCGGTGATGACAATCGGGATGCCGTTCGATTCGGTAGGCATCGAGGCGAACACCAGTTCATTGGCGGCGGTGATGGCCGTTCCACCAGTGCTGTTCAAAGCCGCCGAACGGCTCTGCTGCAAGCTGTATGCGGTTTGTGGATTCATCAACAGCTTCAAACTCGGTCCCCATTTGGTAGGCCCGCCATTGTTGGCCATTGCATTAACTTCCTGACGCATCTGAAGCGGGATGTACGAAAGCAACTGTGCCACGATCTTATCGCTCAAATTTGCCGCGCCGGAGGAGTCAGTCTGGTTGATATTGGCGATACGGGCAACCGAGTTAGGGTGATTGATCGCGAAACCAATCCAACCTTGCAGGTTGTTCACGAAAGCGGTGTACGGCTTGCTGTTGGCATCAAGAACCTGTTGGATGCGCCATTCGGGGAGCATCGTAAACCCTGAGTTGTTACCGAAAATGAAATGCGCACCTTGCATGTTCTCCCAAATCAGGAAAACCGACGTTTGCGCATTGGCAGTCGTCCCGCCTGCTTTGATTACAGCGGGGTTATTGTTCTTCGCGGCATTCGACGCGCCGGTAACAGAACTGATACCGATAAAACCGTTAGTGTCGGCCCCAGTTCCATAATACATCTGAGCGCCAACAGTGATATATGTGGCGCGAATCACACCTTGAGCTTCGGCCACTAAAATATCTTGCACGCTTCCTTCAGGCCCGTTGCCATGACCCTGTGCCTGTGCAACAGCCATATCAGCTTGCATCTGCGCATCAATCAACGCGCATTCCTTCAAGTCCTGGCTGTAACTGCCCTTGATCGTCGCCGTGCCGGTATTCGGCTGGCGGAAGCTGACAGTCGGCAACACGCGATGCGCGGTCTTGTACTGAGTGCCGATAATCGGACGACCCATGATCGTCGAGAGTTCCGGCGCGTAGGTAATGGTGTCTTCCAAAAGGCCCACTTCCTGGTCAACGCCTTTGAGTTTGACCAAATCGAGCATCGAGATTAGTTGATTTGCCATAAATTTTTATGTGTGGATATTTTGGAATTAACGGGCGTAACCGGCGATTCGTGTACCGGCTGCCATACGTGCGGCACCAGTGAGAGGACGTTTGCCATTCTTGGCTTGATCAGACGGCAATTCGGGGATCTCCAAAGGATTGGCACCAGTGCGCTTGATCGCGGCATTCACAGCACCCTTGTAGGCTTTCACTTTGTCACCGAAAGGCACCTTCGCGGCAGCGGCGAGCTTCTCATCGTCCTTGGCGTCAGCCGCCAAAGGCTTGCCATCTTCGCCGGTCAATTCCAAGACGTTAGTATCGATACAAAGCTTGGAGATTACTCCATCTTGAGCGCGGATCGTGGCGGCATTGGCGGAAAACTGGCTCGTGGCGGCGGTCAAACGGTTATTCAAATCGGCTTTCTCGCCGGTCAACGTTTGAACAGATGCCTGGGATGTGGCCAGTTCGGTTTTAAGCGAACCGTTTTCGCGGGTGAGAGAAGACACGCTCGTTTGAGCCAGCGACAAATCCAGTTTCGTTTTCTCCAATTCAGTCGCAATCGCTTCGTTGCTCACCAGAACATCAGAGAGTTGCTGAGAGTCGGCAACCGCCGGTTGAACGGCGATCAAAGCAGAAATCTTTTGCGCGAGCGAAGCATCGGTCAATTGTGTCACCTTCCCGTCGATAGAGATTGAAGTAATACCCGCTTTTGCGAGCGCCGGGGCGAGAGCGGCTTCGGCAGCGTCAAACTCTGCGTTCGCCTTGGAGATTTTGAAAATTTTAAATGCCATATTGGTATTTGCGTTGAACCGCTTTGATGACTTTAAAAAGTCAACAAATTGGCATGATTTCTGTACTAAGCTTGAGCCATGTCAATGGCTTCCGAAATGTCTTCGGCTACTCCATCGGTAAAACCAATTTCCTCCGCATCATCACCATCGAAGGTTAGTCCGTTTCCGAAGTGACTGTCATTCACCACTCGATAACTTTCCATCGCTTCCTTAAACTGCGCATAGATTTTATCGACTCCACCCTGCATGATTTCACGTTCACTATCCGTTAATGGTTTCCAGTAAGCGCCCATCAATTTGTATTTCCCGGCGAAGATAGCTTCGATGTTCACGCCATCCTCTTTAAGTTGTTTGGACAGGTCAATCGCCATGCAATAAACACCGCATGATCCGACCTTGGAGCTTTGGGTTGAATAGAATTTCTGACATTGCGCGGCTAACCACAATCCGCCAGAGCAACATTCGCTCTGCGTAAACGCGATTGTATTTTTGTCGGAGTTGCGAATCTTCCGTGCAACTTCGGGGATACCGGTGACGCTTCCGCCTGGTGTCCGAAAGTCGTAAATGACTGTCTGGATTGATCGGTCGTTTTCGATGAAATCAATCTTCTGTCCAAGCGTTTCCATGTCGCAACCGCATTCGCTCATGGCAATGTCTTCCGGGTGCATAACAAGAGTACCGTGCACGGGGATAATTGCCGTTGAACCTTCAACTTGAATTTCTTCGGTGTCGTCATCGCCCGATGGTCCTCCCATGTCATCATCATCCATGACGTTTGCTCCCATTCTCTTTTCTACCAACTGGCATAAAGCAGAGTGACGCGCCGGAGTAATCACCAATGGCTCACGAAACAGTTTTGATATAATGTTTGGGTATTGCTTCATAAGGTTTCAACCGGCTTGCGGAAATCCATCAAATTATATGAGTTCTGTCTGGCCCACTTGGCAACCTTTTTGACCGAACCGGTCATCATGGTTCCTTCGGTTAGCGGACAACGCACAACGACACAGTTTTTATAAAGGTGAGATTTTTCCATTCTAACATGCCGGGGATAACGTTGGTTGATTCTTATTTCGCTCATAATTATTTCTTGGGTTGCGCTGGCGCCGCGGGCTTCACTGGGGCTGGTTGATCTGCCGCTTTCCCGTTTCCTGTTGGGACTGTACCCGATACCGATGCTTCACCGGTTTCTGAATCCACCACTTGATCGCGGTCTTGTTCGCTGAAGCTGATATTCGTTTCACCAGCATCCAACATGAGCCAGATTTGTTGCACGGGGAAATCAGGATGTTTCTCTGCCAGTTTTTCCGCTGCGGTCAAAAGCCTATCCACCTCATCAATGCGTTGCTCCTCGATTTCTTCCGCCATGTAGCCGTCCATTTCGCAAATGATTCCACGGGAAATGATGCAACGACCGAGAGCCTGCAACCGCATCTTAAGGTCTGTCCCTTCATCGACTGTAAATTTACCAGGGACGGTAAAGACGTATTCGTATGGATCATACAGATTATCGTTATACGGAATATACCCGGCACGCATCGCAAATTCAGTAGCGCGGTCTGCTATCCATCTTGCCGAGCGTTCCGTGCAGCTTTGATCGTAAGCGCAAATGGTATTCGCTTGAACGGCGATTGCACGCGTTCCAGCCCGCCTCGTATCATCGGAATAAATCAGTGAGCGCGGCCACAGCGTATGAAGTATGCTCATCTCAATCCGCTGAACGAATGCTTCCTCGTTCAAGGACGGACGATTAAAGTCCAAAGCTTTCAGTGATTCTTTGTTGTTCACCGCAAGTTCGACTATGCCGGGGAAGATGTTCTCAACCGCACGATGCCAGTGCGTTGGGTTGCCTTGCGAATCCGTTGTTTCCTCGTCGTATGACGCGCGGCCTGATCGACTTGGATTTCCATCAGAACTTTCACGAGAAATTGCCAATGCGCTTGCCAGTTTGACGGCCATCTCCATTAGCTCTTGAATGTCGTCCAAGTGCATGCACGGCATGATCGCCTCCGCAATTTCAGGTATGCCGCGAATCAAATCAAGTTGCTTGCGAGCGGAGAAATTGAAATGTATTTGTGCTTTCGGGACATCGGCGTAGGAAGGTAATCCGTCCTTGTCAAATCCGACAAGTCGATACCCCAAAGTCCGCATGTTAGAATCAACGATTATGCCGTCTATGATTCTCTGACCATCAAAGATGCTCGCCGAATCGTTGATAATGTAAAGCCCTGGCCAACTTCCAAACGCCGTCACTGTCGCGTAAAAGTTCCATGTCTTCGGCAGTTCCAAACATTTATCAAGCCCGTTACCAACAGATACAACTCCAACTGAATGCCATCCGCCAATCAATCCCGTCGAGATGCGATCATATTTGACGGTGTGGTATTGTCCGGTTGGATCAACTTCTTTGCCTGAGATTGGGTCTTTATGTGGCAGCCCGTCAAACCAAACTGCGTAATCAGCCTCAACCTTTCGCGTCCAGTTCATTTGACGCAGCGTAGAGCACCAATCGTTTTGATCGCTACGGCCGTTGCCGTGCATCCGGTAATCAGTGTTAAACCAATGATCGCGTTTCTTTCCCCATGCTTTATTTGTCCCGCGATATTTGATATGCCACGAATCCCCGATTGAAAATTCTCCGGCCTGAATCAACGCCGTATTGATGTTTGGTACGCCAGCCGCAATGACACGAGAGACATCTACCATCTCACGCCGCTGCCATGCCGACACAGCCTCGTAAGTCTTGGCGCGTGGTATCGGTCGCGGACGCACGCTGTCTCGGCTCTGAGACGGAGTGCGGTAAAGAGTATTGATTGACCCAGTTCGAATCGAACGGCCATATTGATCTACCAGTCCGCAATTATTATTGTCGCTCATGGCTGGTTAATAATCGCTGAACTTAGGGCGGGTAATGAAGGCGCGGCGTGAGCGTTTTATTTTCGACATTACCGGATCGGTGCAATCGTATTTTTCGTCGTCCATGATCGAATTAATCAACCGTTCATAATTCTCGCTCGCATTTGCGCCGGAGAAAGTTGTTTTGACACCACGTGAAAGTTGTATTTCAGTCGGTTGGCCGGTTAACACAATCGAGGCAAGCTGTGGAAGCAATGCCAGCTTATCCGCAAGTGACATTCCGATAAAGTAATCTGTAGCCATGACAATAGCTCGTAATCAACCCTTATAGCTGGCGTCAACAGCCTCAAATTCGTAGGTAATTCCATCGGGCAATAATCCCCCTAACCAGAATTGAAGCTTGTATGACGGTCCACCGGGTGACGGCGTTAAAGTGATACGCGTCCCTTTGTTTGGTGAATCCGTCCCCGTGAGATTTGAGGCAAGGAACGTAACTGAATCGACGTGCGTTGCGGTTTTTAATCCTCCTTCACCAGCTACGAAATCAGGCGACACACCGGAAGCGCAACACGGGACGTTTATTGATTGTCCAAATGACAGAGTAGCGCCATAGAATTTCTCTATGGTTTTTTGTCCCGCCGTTGTGAATAAATTACGGAGATTCAATCACAAACTAAAATTAGTCAAATTTTAGGAACTTCTGCCGGAGTAGTCGAAAGTTGTCCTGCAAAAATACCGTCTACCTTCCAGATTTCTTTCACAGCTTCCGTCATGCGCCCAATGTGAAAATAATGATCTGGTGCGCTCGCCGGAACTGGGATGTATTTCATCTTTGATGCCCTCGGCTCAAAGCTTTTGCTCTCCACCAGCTTATTGCTGTAAATCTGTGAGTTGAAGCTCAACTCATTTTCATCCTCCGGCTCGCCGTCTTGACGTGGCAGGAATAACGTATCAACGCCTTTGCCATCTCGATTGATTTCAAATCGTTCTCCGCACGGTGTGGCCGCGAACGGAAACACGTCGATCTCAACATATTTCCCATCCATCTTAAATCCTCGCTTCGTTGGATCGCCGACAATGAACTTCAGCCGCTTATCGTTTTCATCCTCATGCACGAACGCTTCATACCGTGACCCTTGCAAAATATTCCAACAGAACCATTCTGAGTCACCGAAGAATTTCCCCCAGTGACCATATTTATTTTCCACGATATGCTGACATATTTCCTCCGGCTTATATTGACCGTCCAAAAACACGAATTGATCTTTCAAGATTGGATTACCCACCTTGTCTAACCCGTACTCCAATTGTTTCTTCCGGCATTCATGTAAGCCAAGCAATGCGCCGCGCCACAGTTGCCTCGTGCTGCCATTCTTTTGCACGGCATAAACGACTACCCATTGTTGCATCAGCTCTTTCTGATTGTCCACGATCATCAATAGCCGCCATGCATCATGCTTTGCCAGTTCGGTGTCATACACTTCTTGATTGCGATGCCGCATCTGGCTTGCCAGCTTAGGATTCCACGCGATACCCCAACGGCTCTGATAGAATATCCGTAACGGCATCAAGTTGCCGCGCTCTTTCTGAGATTTCTTGGCGATGACATATTCCTTCATCGTCTCACGAAATGGCACCGTCACGCTGACTATTTCAGGATTCCAGAATCCTACTTCCGTCCCCGGCAAAGTATAATCTCCGTCACGGTAGCTTTGATCGTAACTTTCCATGAGCTTATTGCGCAGCGCTGGATTGTCTGTCATCTGTGTGCCGCAATGGTAGCACTCCAAATAAGCATCTTCGCAAGCTGCCATGATTTCATCCGGCGTCTTTATTTCATCGAACGATTTTCTAATCTGTAATCCCGCCCAACTTCCCGGCAACGGTTTAGCTTTCCGTTCCACTGGTCTAAGATGATTCCATTCCTCCGAACCGGGCAGAATCTTATCAGGATCAAGCGCTACAAATTCTTTTGGTCGTTCAAAGCTCGGCCCGCGTTCGCTAAACTTTTGTTTGCCTCCGCAAAATGGGCACGTCCACGTGACTGGTATTTTCTTAACCCGTTTCCAAATTACGTCCACGTCTTCTTCTTCCTGGCCAGCTTGGCCGACAATGACTATTTTCTTGTCGGCTACTTGCTTGGCGCGATCCATGGCCTTTTGCAATAGCCCGTCTGATCCGTGTATCCATGCCTCATCGATGATTACGACTTCCCAAGATAGTGACGCCGCGTTGCTCTCGTTCAGTCCGCATACGCGAATGTATTTTCCATTCGTAAGCTTGATGTCGGTCTTTGAATTACCGAAACGGTCAACGCCAGTCGGCAGGTATTGCGCGATCATCGGATTAGCCTTAAGCGTATCCATCAGCCGAGAATCGCAATAAGTAAGCGCCTTGGGATCACTTTCCAGAAAGACAATTATTCGCGTATAAGCCGAGTGAACCAGCAAATATTCAATCCACAAATCCCAAGCGAGTGACCCTAAAGTCTGAACCGCTTTTTGAATCATTATCAACCGCACGTTCGGATCATCTAAAGCCGCGAATGGCCCACAGAGTTGCCGTGCCGAATCGATCTCGAAATGTCGGCAGGATTGTAATCCGATGGATCGGCAATTTCGGCACAGATTACCGGGTGGAACCTTGTAACCATTCCCAAGTTCAATCGTACGCGCGAAGTCTGCAGAACTTCCGCGAAAGGTTGGCTTTCGACAACCGAACGCGGCAGTGATGATGGATGATGCTATGGACGTTGAATCCATTAAAACTCTGCGATCTTCTGATTAATAAAGTCCAAGTCTGCAATGGCTTTTTTGTTTTGCGCCACAAACAAGGATTTAATATGGTCAATCGTTATTTCCTTGTTGAGGGGCGAAGGTATTTCAAGCCACATCCTATTGCACATATATTCCAGGCTTTTAATTTCCTCCTCAGCAGCTTTTCTCTGATCATTCAACGATAGTATAATTTGGATTGTTTCTAGGTTCATAGTTCACTTTCTGATCGTTGGTTTAGATAATCACAATCTGATTTATCCATTTCCGCCTCAGTTTTACATGCTATTCGTATATCACCTAACAAATCGACAGCATCTTCAACAACTTGATATAAATACTCGCTTGATTCTCCTGCGCTTATTATATGTGGTACTTCATTTTCCGTAGTACGACTATAATGACCGGACGATAAAAGTCCTTGGACTAATATAATCATCATTTGTTGAATCTGTTCTTCCGTTAATGGTGTGTGTTTTGGTTTCATAGTTTTTTTATTTGTTCCTGCATTGTTTTCTCTCCAACTTTCGCCGACTCCGCGCATTTATAATCAATCGTATCCACCATTGATATTCCCAACTGCCGCTCAAATTCAAGTATCTTAGCAGTCTGTTCTGGCGTGATTAAAATCTCTCGGCAAAGCTCCTGCCATCGCGGTATCCGTTTTGTTTCCGCCTCCGTCCTAAACCAGTTGCAAAGCTGGTTCACAATTCCGTTAGCCACTTTCTGCGCTTCAACTACGGAAATGAATTTCCCGCGCTCTTTTTCTTCCTCCCATTTCTCATGCTCAAGCCGTTCAAATTCTCGCTGGCGGCGAAATGTTTCCAAATCTATTGCTGCCGGATGCGTTGATTCTCCTGGCGCTTCGCGTTTCCATTCATTCCAGAGATGAGCATCGAACCAAGCTATCCAATCCCGCAACGACCATCGATTGCCCACGTAGCCGTGCACCGATGCTGGCGGCGGAGTGTTATCAATCCCAAGCCGTTTACCGTGACGCCAATCGTTGATCGTCTGTTGGTTGATCTCCGATTTCAGTTTAGACGTTTTGTCCGCATTCAGATAATGCAAGTGTAACCGCGTCGCGAGTGATGCAAGAGACTCGCACAAATCAACGTCAGGCACCATTCCTTTTCCATTACCATTCCCTAAGAATCCACATTCGGTTAGCTCACGAATATCTCCCTTAGTCGCACAACCTTTTTTCCATTTCTTGTAAAGAACTGTGTGACGGGCAAGCAAGTCTTTAGCCTGCTGTTCTTCCGGTGACAGTTCTTTGCGAGACGATTTGTTGCGTCCTTTCGCCTGTGTGATTGTTCGTGGCATTTATGCTCAAGCCAATGGAATTCCAAAAACATTCTTATCCACGTCCGTCGCCTTACGCAGTGATACCCATTGCCCGTCTGGATGCTTATAGAGCACCCAATCCTTAAAGCAGCTCGTAGGATCGGTGCAATACATTACCTCACAGTTTGCACCGCAACTAAACATGCGGATACCTTGCGGCTCGTAATGTGAGATTGGCCCGAAGCGTTCGATTGGAGAAAATGAAATCATATCCCCTCATTCAGTTCCAAATAAAGGCTGTCAATCGACTCTTTCAACGGTTGCACTTTCAAAAGCACAATCTGTTTCCGCTCGGCATTCCATCCTTTCACCGGCCCAAAATGTTCTTGATCGGCCTCAAGCCCGATGATTATTTGCCGCAATTCATTCGTTGCTTTGAATAGGAGATTTTGCAGTGAATTGAAATTGTTTTTCGGCTCGGCAATGTGCATTCCGGGCGTGTCTGATTCCAACTGGAAATTGCCTTGAGTGACAATATCTTTGCGATATGAAAGCGCCCGCTGAATGTCTTCCACCGGTTCTGGGTTATCCCGTGCCACCTTCATGAACCATTCCAACTGCTCGAGCAATATCGGTTGCCCGTGTTGATCGCGGTATAGGTTTTGTTGTTGCTTCCAAAAGTCGATTGTCATCTTCTTCCCCGGCAACGCCTCTACCGATTTAAGAATCAAGAATCCAATCCCGCGAGCCTCATTAATGATGCTGATTGTTTTGTGACCGAATGCTTTGGCCTCCGCCCGGAAGTTTCCAATGGTTCGGCAGACTTCTTTCCGCAAACTCGCGGCCTCGTGCAATTCGAGTTCCCGATGGTGAGCTATGTCTTGATCTGCCGTCGGTAGGTTTGTGTTTGTTGTGGTCATTTGAGTTGTTTTATCCTGGTCTCTGACATTTTCTTGCAAGCTTTCTCGCTCCGTTGGTCTTTCCGTTTTGGCTGCCCCAACCGCTTGGCAATCTCCGCTGCCCTTTTGTAGCTCATATATTTGGACTTGCCTGTCATCGGCCACCAGTCGGCAGGAGTCTCATGGTTTAACGCATCATCAATGCTAGGATCATCCAGCGTCCAAAGCAAATTGCGGATTCCAAAATAGGCGTCTTTCGGTTTGAAGGAAACCAACACCAGTGCAATATCCACGAGGGAAGCTTTTATCAAAAGTGATTTGTCCCCGCTCCGTTCTGTCGATCGCCCAGCAACCGGGCTGCTCCAATTTTCTTCAAACCATTCAAGGTATTCCAAGGCTGACTCTGTTGAACAATGGAAGTCGGCCCTAAACTTTTCCAACATCTCCGAACGTTCGCGTCCTGATTCAACAGCCACTTGTTCGCCGTTGTCATATCCTGATTCGATGAAGCAATCGTTTATCATTCTGTAGTACGATTATGGCAATTTTATTAAGACTTGTCAAAGGATGCCTTACGAATCTCTTTCAATGCTGCCGATGCTATTGAGGTGGTTTCGTTGTTTCCCCGCGCACAAATGGCCTGTAGCGCGTCGATCATCGTCCGCATGTCCTGAGTGCATTGCGGACAGGATAAGCTCATGTGCATCAAGCATGCGTAATCTGCACTCGGTTCTGGCTTGTCAGACTGATTGAGCAGGTTATAAATCACCGTCTCGGCATTCACCGATGAATCCTTGGCCAGTTCTGGTAATCTACGGGTGATCTCGGCGGCGATGGTGTGAATGCTCATAGTTGGCTAAAGTTTTCCATGCGAGCGATACCACATCTGGAACTTGTCCATTCCCAATGGCTGCAATGCGGTCCATTCCATTGGCCACCCCATAAAATATTCGGCGGCCTTCGGCATAGGATTGAGCCCGTGCAGTAACACCCAAAGCGCCCAGCTTATCGAACCTTCTGTTCCAGTCTTTGCGATTTTTCTTATTCGCCCTTTGCTGTTGATTTTCGTTTGAGGTTCCAACGGCTCGATTATTTGAGTCTTTGTAATGGTGGGCATATATGAAAATCCTTTTCCGCTGGTGATCCAAGCCGGTATCGGTCGCGCAAAACATTCCCCATTCTGCATCATACCCCATTCGGGCCAGGTCTCGCAGAACGGTTCCAAGCCCCCTGCTAGTAAGCATTGGTGAGTTTTCCACAAGAACGTATCTTGGTCCAACTTCGCAAATGATTCTCCCCATTTCACTCCACAACCCTGATCGCTCCCCTGTAATTCCGACACCTCCTCCACCTGAGTTTGCGGCGATGCTAATATCCTGGCATGGAAATCCTCCGCATATGACATCAACTTTTCCTCTCCAAGGTTTTCCATCGAACTCTTTGACATCCGCAAAAATGGGAAACCATGGAAGCAAACCGTCTTTCTGCCGAGCGTGTAAGACTTGCTGGCAATAGGGGTCAATCTCAACGGCGCAGATTGGTTGGTGTCCAAGCAGGATGTCGCCAAGTATCCCTCCTCCCGCTCCAGCGAAGAGATGCAAGGTTCTAAGTTTTTGCATAAATATCCTTCATTTAATAACGATATGTATTTTTGCAGTTCCTCCATTGTGCAGTTCAATGGTTCTGGATTTGGTGATGTATTTTTGGAGCATGGCGAGGATTGTTTCATCGTCGTTAATTAGTCCAAGCACGGAATTACATCTGGTGCATACAAATCCGCGCACTTTTTTTGTCGAGTGGCAATGGTCGCAGTTTCTCCTAAATCTTCCAGTGGAGAATGGTGTCCCGCAAGCCATACATTTTCCATTTGCCTTTTCCATGAGAAAGATCGCTGCGGTGTTTCGATTGTATTTGTCATATTGCCTTAAACTCTCAGGTCTGCCGGTTGGCTGTTCAACTGCGATGAAGAACGGAGGCTTGGTGTCGCTTCACCAATCGGCACTGTTCTCCATCCAAGGAGTTTTCCTCCAAGAATGCCGCCACCATTGCCCGCGAATAAAGCCAACTCATTCATGCCGCCTTGCTGGTGTAGGCGTCGAGGTTTGAAAGAATCCCTTCAGCCGGTTTGCCGTACTTCATCTGGCGCACCGTGGCACGCTGAAGCACAGAGACGTATTTCAAACGGTCTTTCAACTCGGCTGGAATTCGCGCCTCCATGAGTTGGATTGTCGTTTCAAACAGTCCCGGCGTCATGGGCTTTTCGGTCTCTGCTGGCGCTGGCGGAGTCACTGACGCTTCGTAATGGTCCGGGATGTCTGGCTGGCCTTCGTAGTTGTCCGATGGCGCGGGAAGTTCCTTTTTCACAGGCTCGACATCAACGATTGGCTTTGCCTTGTGATCGAGTTCGGCGGCGGCTTCTTTGATGGCTTTGGCCGTCAGTTTTCCTCCGTTATTTTTGGCTGCTTTAGCCGCCACTTTTGCGCGTTTTTCAGGATCCGTTTTTGCCAGCTCATTTAGTGCGTTTTCGGAAGCACCTTCAATTACTTCAATGTTTATAGGGTCGGAGTCGTGTGACACGTTTGTCACATTTTTTAATTCCTTGGCCGTTTCCGCTGCCGCCATGTACCGGTATGCTTGGCGTATACTCACCCCGCGAGACTCGGTATATTCCTCAAACGTTGCGAATTTAGCGCGGTAGAGTTTTGCATCACGCACTTTCATTAAAGCATCCCCAACCTCCATGAATGTCTTCGCACCGGCGACGATTATCGCATCAAGCTTCGTGAACTGGTTGGTTTCTTTCGTGGTGAGTGTTTCGATTGTATTTGTCATATTGCCTTTAAACTCTCAGGTCTGCCGGTTGGCTGTTCAACTGCGATGAAGAACGGAGGCTTGGTGTCGCTTCACCAATCGGCAGAACAGAGAACTCATTTTTCTTCATCGCGTGCTTAATCTACCAGCTTTTACACATCTGTCACACCAAATCATGCCAACAAGTATACAGCATACAATAAAGGCGATTATCACGAGGTTGTGTGTTAATGGAGTCATAGGGATCATTCTTCGTTAAATTCGCTTAAGTCGC